AGGGCTTCTTTTCATCCCTGTATGAGTTTTAGATATTTTAGCGGCAATCTCAGGATTTAGTCCTGGGCTTACATCGCCTCCAGAAGTGCTGTTATAGCCATTAGGGTATAGTGTGTTGAATGCCTTAATTGCCCTAATTTCTGCGTCATAAATATCGGATTCTTCTATATGCGCCAGAATCTGCAAAAATGGTTCTCCATGCTTATTCCAAGCATTGTACAAATGAATGTTTCCTTTCTTTTTTGCTGCTCTTTTATGCTGCTGAAAGCGTTTTTCGGCAGTAAACTTTGTTATGCCAATATAGCTTTTACCGCTTGAAAAGTTGAGCTTGTAAAGAACACTCATGCAACATTCTCAATAATTGTGACAGGTAAAACTTTTTTAATGTATTGCAAAATATAATCGTATACAGAACTTTGGTTGTAACTTACTTCAAGTTCAACAAATTTTTGCTGTCCCAAAGTGTTGAGTTCACTTTGTATATGCTTACCGTCTTTAACTACCATCCCCATCTTCATAATGCCAAAACCACCCTCTAAGGATGATCGAGCAATATATTGAAGGTAGTTTTGCACAGTTCGGTTATCAAATCCATAAATAACAAGGCGTACACGATCCTTCATTAACTGCCATGTATCGGTATCAGTAAATAGAGGAATAGGCTGTAATGCAGTTGTAGCATCAGCATCTATGTGGCAGACAATATAGGGCGGACTAAGATTGTCAGGGACCAGATAGGAAGGGTAGACAGGCGCGTAATCGTTTAAGGCAATAAAGATCGGAAGGCTATTAGAGACAATAGCAGCCTGCGGCAGATCTTGATAATCCTGTAGGACCTGTGTTCGCATCTCAGGAAATACCGCTTGACCACGGTAATGCCAGAGATTGGCTTGCTCATAATAGTTGCCGTGACTTGAGAAACTAAACTCAAAGTCAGACCCTTGCCCCAACCAGAGTTCTTCTGGCTGCACATTGTTTAAATCGGCTATCTGCGTAGGCGTCGTAAACGTGACGTTCTGATACGCAATTGTATGATCCAGTTCCTGCTTTTGATCAGTCTGATAGTGGAAAGACCCAAACACTTCAATAGGAAGCGTAGAGGGGTCTCTGATCCAGAATACAGAACCGTCATACGGCAAGATGACACGGTTGTACTTAACAAACGTGATTAATTGGTTGCGACTGATTGACTGGAGGCCAGCGCGAAGAGTCCCTTCTAGCGAGTTATCAGGGAAATTGCCTGTAAGGTCTAAATTAGGCATCCTTCAGTACCGCACTCATAGAGTCCTTGTATAGGCCCGTATCAACAAAGCTAGGCCGACCTTTCCCTCTTACGGGACTGTTCTTACGCCATCTCTTTCCTTGGATTGATGCCTTAGTAGGTACATAAGCAGCAAACCCATCGAATATCTTTGCTTCAAGGTCTTCCTTAAACGGCTGACTAATCTTGCTGATATCCTTATTAAGGACATCTTTGCCTTCAAGTTTCTGGACTAGCATTTCAGCGACAGCATCGCCAATCCGCTCTTCGTTCAGATCAACAAACTTACCCATCAATCCGTACTTGGATTCAATGGCTTTCGCTACTTCTTGTACGGTATGCAGTTCTTTGCCAGAGATACCCGCAGGATCACTGTAGCTTGCAGGATTGACTCCCAGAACAAGTTTCACGCCACACCCAATAGACTGAGTGAGCCAAAGTCCTGTGCAATTTGGAGATATAAACGACCATACGGCGTCTTGAGGTTCTGAAGATTACCAATCGTCAGACCCTTCATAGAGTCGGGTACAGTCAAGCTAGACTGAGTACCTTCGTCACCCGCAAACGTCACCACACCAGAAACAAAAGTGTTTAACTGGTATTTCTGCTTTGCTTGGGCGAAAAATGTTTGTCCCGGTTGATCTATCGCATAAGTGAGCAGTGTGTCACCAGCGAGGTTGTAGACCGCCGTGGTATACAGGAACTCTCCCGGAATCTGAGGAATCAGGGAGAGTAGGTCTGTACAAATATTTATGGATAGGTTGTACGAAAATTCGATGTACGAATTGTTATCTGGCAGGATCGTAGTGCTGATCCCCATAATGTTGCGTATGAAGCTGACATAACCAGATAACGTAGGTCCATCCATATTTACGCCTTCACTTTTCCTGAGAACTTTTGACGGACAAGAGGCTTACCCTTACGATCATTTTCTTTCGGGGTTTCCTCAATGATTTCAAGTTCCACAGCCTCAACACCTTGGCTGAGTTCCGGGTTCTGCTCGAAAGTCTTGATCATGCCGTATGCAGTCTCTTCTTTCGTGCGCTGAATCTGATTAGCAACGATATCTTCGTTTACCTCTTCAGCAATACCAAATACGTCAGGTGGAAGCGGTTTTTCAGAATAGACCAGTACGACCTTACTAGAAGATGCGCCGGCTTTCTTGGCTTCTGAAACCGTCAACATTCCATAGCGACGATGATGGTTTACGACATAATTGAACACGTCTTCAGTTACATCGCGAAGAATCTGTATCTGCCCACCAGGCGCAATCTCCATATGAAAAATCTTGGGGCTTTCAGGAAGCGTCCAATTGAAGATGTACGGCTGCGTTGCAGTATTAGCTACAAATAAGTGCATAGTGTTTCCCTGCTTTAGTTAAAGAGCGGAGCCATTATAACCCCGCTCTTACACTTTTTATCAGCTATAAACCATGCTGATGACAGTCACACCCTGTGAACGGATCGCCCAACCTGGGGTTGCACGAATTTCAGACAGAGTAGACAGTGCGCCATCGGGCAGCGGTGAAGTGATTTCACGGGGTGCTGCCATATCGGTCAACTGAAGGGTGGTTGCAGCCAGACCCGGAGTCAGCGAGGCAAAGATGTTGGTGTTCGGTTCGGAACCAACATACGGAACCTTGATTTCCGGGATAACGATCAGAACTGCGTCTGAACCGCCCTGACCCTTGCCGATCAGCGTATCGTCAAAGCCGAATTCCAGAGAGTCATCGTTCCAACCAATGACAGCTTCAAGAGTGCCAGAGGTAGAGTTAGAGCCTGCACCAGGACGCTGGTACTGGGTCAACTGGACGATGCTGTACTGCCATTGGCCAATAACGCGCTGCGGTCCAAGGATAACCACACGGGCCGGCTGACCCAGTTGGTTCATGCGAATCTTGGCAGCAACGATCTGCTGTGCAAGATACTGAGCCATCTGGCCATTGTCATAGGTAACAACAGTGTCGTTGCCAAATGAGTCTGCCGGAAGTGAGGTTGCGTATACGCCCGGAGCGTTAAGCAGACCTTCGCCAGTATTCTGCGGGTTAAAGCCGTACAGAAGACCGTTACGGAGGCCCTGGTTAATGCCTTGACGCATAGCGAGACGCTGTGCTTCCGGCAGGCTGAAGCCCCAGTTGCTTGCTGCTGCAACATCATGATGATCATAGATGGTGCGGCTACGCAGCAAATAGGTCGGGGTGCTGATCTGAAGCGCATCAACAGAGCAAGACGGAAGCTGGTTGCTTACGTTCTGGTTTGCGAGATACGCAGACTTTACGTTGAGACGCTTGATGTATACAGCGAGGTCACCCTGCGAGATGCGGGGAGAGATCGTGCCATTCGGAAGCGCAAGGAACGCACCGGAAGGCTGCTGATACTGCATGATAAGTTCGGGCATGGTGTAGCTAGGATGAAGCTGCACAAACCCACTAGTGATATTTGCCATGTTTTATGCTCCTTAGATGAGGATTACAGCGACAGTGCCGGTGGTGTTCCAAGTTGCAAAACCAGTCACGCCATCATAGGTGACCGTTGCGCCGTTAGAAGTGACCGCAAGCAGAGTTGCGTCAAAATCGAAATCGCCAGCGCCACTTGCAACCAGTTCCTGTGCAGTAGCATCCCAGCCGAAGGTCTGCGGGTTGTCAGTTCCAACCAGAGCCAGAATAGCCGTGCCAGCCTTAACAACAACACGGTTTTTGGTTCCTGCGCGAACAAAGTTGAAGCTGTTGCCCGGAGAACCCATCGGGACCGGAGACTGCGGAGTGGTCGGCAGGCTGTAAGAGCCGTTGAACACTGAGAAGCCAGCAAAGGTAGCAGCAGATGCAGCGCGACCAATCAGCGGAGCAGCACCACCATCAACTGCATTAGCAGTGGTCTTTTCGAATACTGCAATACCGCCCCACATCGGGAGGGTTTCAGTAGCGGCTACAACGCCAGCAGAAAGCTGATAACGACCAGCCGGATCATCAAGCAGGTCACCCTGCCAATAGCCCTGGGACTGTACGCTGAAGCCGTCCTGTACGTTGGTTACAACATAAGGGTTAAAAGTAGTCATTAGTTATCTCCTTAGACTCGGATGTTTCCACGGAACTTAGCACCATTGGCAAACATATCCATCCATGCCTTTGGGTCAGAGTTCGAACTGGGGGTACGAATCATGCGGCCAGCATCGTCACGGCTTTCAACCATGTGAACAGTGCCTTCAGCTACCGGAGGAGCCTTCGCATAACTCATGCTATCTGCGTATACCGCATCTTCAACAGGAGCGAACAGAGCCGCATCCTTGATGCCATTGATGTCAACATCCTTGAAACGGGAGGAGAACTTTGCAAAGCGAGAAGCAAGACGCTTACGGAATGCAAAGACGCTTTCACCCATAACAGGAGAAACACCAGAAGTTTCGCCAAGAGCCATCGCTACTGAATCAGCGCGAGACTGGATACGAGCCAGCTCTTCACGATCCTCAATAGAACGCTCTGCAACCTTGCCCTGAAGAGCAGCAATCTGCTTTTCGAGTTCAAGGATCTTGCTATCAGCGCGTGAATCGTCTTTCACTTCCTTATCCTCTTCTTTGGTTTCTTCTTTCTCTTCTTCCTCTTCCATAGCGTCAGCCTTAGCTTCTTCCATAGAATCGCAAGCAGAGTCCACTTCATGATGAGCGCCTTCGATTTCCTCTTTGCACTCTTCTTTCACTTCTTCTTTCTCTTCAGCAGAAAGAGATTCGTCTGCTTTCATGCAGTCCTCTTTCTCTGAATCCAGCTTGTTATGACCTGCGTCATGCTTGGCGTCCATCTTAGATTCAAGAGAGTCAAGACGCTCCAGAATCTTATTGAGGACTTCCTCTCCCACGGAGGGAGCGTGAACTACTTCACTCATGGGTTTAACCTCTGTTGAATCAATACGAACTCCGTCAGGTGCGCCTTTGTCCCATACACCTGCGGAGCAAACAGCTATATGGTCAATAAAGGTGGGGTTACCTTCTTCAAGAAGATTCCCTGTCTTTATCGCAGACTTGGATATGGTAACGGCAGGTGATGTAGAGAGTTGATTCTCTGACATCAGTTTGGCCGCATCTTCATCATAGATACGAGCAATTGTCCAAACATCATCTCCCTTTACATAAGGCAAAGATGAAGTACCAATAATTTGTTCCTTGAATGAAGCACTGTCCAGAAGTTTTCCATCTGGATGCTCCATAATGACAGGAAGACCATTGCATCGAGCAAGGAAATCATTTGTCAGGTAGAAAGCAGGGGATTTATGGGCTATTTCGCCGCTAGATCTTTCTGCAAGGCCAGTGCCAGTAACTCTGATATCAAATAGATAGCAGTTACCATATTTCTGGGGACTTGGGAGACGACCATAACGGATGTCTTCCATGACCTTGTATTCAGTCGAATCGTGCGAAGGCGCAGGAGCAGGTTTTGATTCCTCAGAATCAGCGCCAACAAATTCCTTACCCACTTCTTGGGGAATACCTAATGTTGAATGCCCTTCAGCGGCAGCCCACATCGCTCTTCTTTGTGCTTCAGATACTGCTGGCATATACCACCATCAGAGTATTATTAACCCTTTTTATACTGTAAACCTTTGATTGTCAAGCAATCTTTGGGAACGCCATCAAGATCATAAACGTATTTAGCGGTGCATTTACAATTAGGTAATTCACCGGGACATTCAATATCATCCTGATATATTTGATTGCCACGCTTAATATATCCGTCTTTATATGCCCAACTATCTTTGAAAATAATAAACTTGCCATCAAGATCCAAGTGCTTGTGTTCTTCCCGATAGTTATATCCGGGGACACGAAACAATGAATGCCAGTAATAGCCAATAGCTCCTGCTTGATCCGCAATGATCATATCCATATTGGATACCATCTTTCGTGCCTGATCATCCACGATGTTCTTTTCGAGTTTCGGGAGTTCCCTAATCGGCTTTACAATGAAGTTTACAATTTCCTGCTTATTCTTTACCTTTCGGGTTACAGGAATGCTACTAGCCCATCCTGCAAACCGTCTCATGACCGTTTCTTTCGTCTCCTCACGCCTCATTTGAGTGAGTTGTTTGGCAGAGAATATGCGGTTATCCTTTTCGTCTCTGAGAAGGAAATAGAGGGCAGCAATGATGTAGCCTTCGATATCGTGCCTTTTGTAGAGGACTTTGTTATCGACCTGGCTTTTAAACTTGCGTGTAATGGGCGCTGCAATATCAGTTTTTAGAGGAAGATGTTCTAGGGCAATGCCTAGCTGTCCCAACAGGAACTCTACATCCTCGCCTTTCAGCGCCCTTGCTACGAGGTCATCTACTCGCTTGTAGTAGTTCATTGAACTCTATCTTGCTTGGAGACATTGCGCTCCTTGATGCCCTTGCTGGACTTTGGATCTTTTGGCTTCGGGTCAGTAACGACTTCAGACTTTGTTTTCTGCCTGACGCCAGCTTCGTTGATACCACCCATGGGCTGCAATAGTCCTTCTGCTGATTGCTCTGAGATCTCATCACAATCAATCTCTAGCTTGTTTGGGAACAAGGTTTCCATTTCATTAAGGTTTGAAACCACCCAGTTTACAAGCGCACCCTTGTTGTCACCCTCACAAACCCTTTCAAGCGCATTAAACACCTGAAGGATAGATTCGTAGGAAATGCGCTGATATTCAACTCTTTCTTTCTTTGAAGGCTCAAGTGACTCAGGCCAGATGGCTTTAAAAGATCGCTTGCAGGAAATAAAGAACTCTTCGTAGGTCTTTGGAATGCCTTTGTGACGAGTCTTAATTGATTCGTAGTATTCAGGACTCCAGGCAACGTGCATGACCACATTATCCATAAAGTCATACAGGCTTTTCATATCCAGACGAACCCGATCAATGTAGGAAGAGATCAGTTTTGCGTCTTCTTCTCCTTCTCCAAATCCCTGCGAGAGAGCGTCTGATGTAAGAAATTGCGCCGGCATATCAAGCGAAAGAGCAATGGTTTCGAGAATATTCTGACGTTGTTTCTGATAGTCGAGATAGTGGAGGTCAAGCGATTCAATAGACTCATCAGGACGGACAGATACAGTATTTCCAGTTCTAGCGCCTTTAAGGATATTAAGACGGATATTTTGTGCAGCCTGTTGGACACGATCAATGATGCTCCCAGGTTGAGCTATCTTGGCAACGAGTACGCCTGACTTAACCATGACCAGATTGTCTGCCAGCATTGACTGGAGATAAGACTGGAGCGGATAAAGGCAGCGAGAGAATGCAGATCGACCAACGTAGCCAAAGGCAGCATTAGTATAAGATAGATAAACAGGATTCTCATAAAGCTGGATGTGTGCGCGGCTTGCCGCATAAGGCTTACCTTGGACAGCAATGCTTGAATACTTGAGAAAATCAGGCCTGTTAGGATCAAGAATACCCACAAGGGAACCAGCAGTATTGAGAGGATCAAGACTATTAAACTTGACGTTACCTTTCCAAAGCTCTTCCGGTAAAAGAGGACGCTTAGAATCCCCATCTTCTGGGACAATCGCGAGAGAACTGATTCCATAAATCCGAGATAATCGATAACAATCTGCCACATAGTAGTCTGCCTGTAGATCATCCCAAACGTGGTTAAACCGCTCTACAACCGCATCAGGCTGCTCCAGAACAACAATCTCACGCCTTTTGTTCATTGCTCTGGCAATCGGCGCATCAATGATCTTCTTTCCCAGAGGGTGACTTGTGTAGATTTCCTTACACACCATGTAGGACGGTTGTTCACCAGGCACAATGTTTTGTGCCAACATGATGTTATACAGAGGAGATCCGTTATCCAGACCGCCAGTCAATTCAACTACTGCCATATTTAGAATCCTTCTGAGTCACCGAGCGCCAGAGATACTCCGTAACAGAAAGTATCAAGGAGATCGTCTGATCTGTTGTCGAAACCAACCCTGAAATTCATTAACTGGAAGAGCAACTGATTTCTTTCTCTTCCCTTATAAACGATTCTCTTATTGTAAGCATACTCTGAGAACTTAACCATTCCTCTACATACATACGGACTGACGTTGATTGCCCTTTCGGATTTACCCAGCATCGTCAAGGGGCTTTCAATAGCCCTGACGGGCAGGCCTCCTCTCACTCCCTGCTGTATCACCACAGCGCCAGAGGCACGGTCTTCAATAAAAGCACCTGCACTACCCAATCGAGCATTACAGATCTTTACGAACTCCTCGCACCTTTCAATGACGCTAGGTAGCCAGTCAACAAGAATCGCTCCTTCGATCTGCACCATATCATAATCAAGAATAACAAGCGGGATTCCAACGTGCTTGGAATACGCAAAATAGGTCACAGAAGTTGAATCGTGTTTAGCGCCATCCTTCGTTGCCGTATCAATGACGGCAAATATTGTGTCGCAGTATTTAGGATACGAAACAGGCTCACCCTCAACCAGAAGATTCTCCATATCAAACTGATTGGCATCATCAGGCCGAGGACGCTGCTGATAAAGCGAAGACCAGTTTCTAGAAGTCTGCTTCTTCTTCGTTTCTAGCAACATTTCAAGCGTGTAGTATTCAGGCCAAAGAGCTTCACCAATCTTTCGTCCTAAAACATCATCATCCTGTTCACAGATTGCAGGGAAGTTAATAATCTCCCACTCCTCATCGCCAACACAGGTCACTTTACCGGACTGACCGTGGTAATCAGGCGGCAGGATTCTTCCCGCAAGATCATCAGGATGCCATCTGGTCTGGATGATAATGATCGCTCCTTCAGGCTTCAAACGAGTACTAAAGTCAGCAAGAAACCATTCCCAAACCCTGTCTCTTACGAGTTCAGATTCCGCATCTTCTCTGCTTCTAATTGGATCGTCGATAAGACCAACATCGGCTCTTCGACCTGCAATACCGGCTCCAACACCTGCGGCCTTAAACTCTCCTCCTCTTTCAGTCTCCCATGCAGCGACTGCTCTTGAGTCTTGTGCAATTCCAAAACCATAGAGTTCATGATACGCAGTTGATTGGACAATACTTCGTGCTTTCTTTGAAAACCTTTCCGCAAGGTCCTGTGTGTGGCTTGCACCGATGATGCAATTACGAGGATTAACACCCAAGTAATAAGCTGGGAAATGCACAGAAGAATAAGTAGATTTAGCATGACCTGGAGGCATGAAGATCATCAGACGTTTCAGTTCCCCAGCCGATACTCGCTCCAGGGCGTTAATCATCACTCTATGATGCCTCGCAGCATCAATATCAGAAACTCGCTTACAGAACTTCACCAAATCCCGATTCGCCTGCTTCCTCAAAAGTAATTCCTTCAGAACCTCCTCTCTTGAGATCCCAAAGTCAGCAGCTAGCGCAGCCATTTACTCCTCCTCATCACCACTTGAACTATCTTCCTCATTTTCTTTGTTAGCTAGTATCTGTAAGAGTTCAGCTTCCGTATAATCCCTAAGATCCTTCTTACTTAAAAGCTCGGTCCTAATCGCCTCAGAATTAGCATCCAAAGCAATCCTAGCAACGTGCTGTACATCCTTATGCGTCCTAGCCAAAGTCGCCAGATCATTAATAGGAATGTCCTCAGAAGCCTCAATCTCCTGGAGCTTCTTGGCCATCAAATCTCTCAGTCGGTTAGAGATAGCCACATCACGCCCATTAATAATCGCCAACTCATTCACAACATCCATCTGATGCTGCTTCATGATCTTCCCGTGAGTCGCAGCCTGAATCGCTCGCTTCTCAGCACCCAACTTATTCCTACGACAAAACTCACGGATTGTATCCACAGAGACACGGTGACGAATAGCAATATTCTGAACACTATCCCCCGTGATGTACTCCTCACGGATCTTTACAAAATCTACCACTCTTGCTCCTCCCGAAACCTCTGGTCATTCCATTTCCGCTGAATGTCCGTCTCTACTTCTTCACCACACCGACAACTCATATACCGATACCCGTGATCATCCACAGGAACCATATCTAGTCCACATCTAGGACACTCTACGATTTCCACAACCAATCTCCAAATATAGATCGTTAGGCATATACCCTACCTAACCCAAATTTGTCAAAAATTTTTGTGAATGTTTTGGGTTGACGAAATCATGGTGGTTGATGTTTGTGAGATGTGAAATATTTTTTTGGGTGTAACCTCCACATACCCTCACCTGCACGTCGTTCCCACCCTCCCCACTCACCCATAGCATATGTCCAACGCTAATGGCCTACCATCTGCTATACCAGGGCAGACGCTATAGGGAACTAAACTACACGGTTTAGTTTAGTCAGTCGGGAATGGTAGTGATGGGTTTACCAACAATGGCAGTAAGGATAGGGAGTGTAGTAAGGGGAAAGGATAGGGCTATAAGCATGATGGGAGTCTATCTAGCACTATAGGATTATGATCCTTTGGTTTCCTTGTCTATAGTTCTCTATGTATCTATAGGGGTTTATGAGAGGAAGGTAGGACGGGCAATCGTAGGGAGTGCATGAAGCGTAGGCCTAAGAACATGGATACCACAATCGACAGGATGGAAAGGGGATAGGACAAGGGGAAAGGATAGGACTGGAATGGATAGGGAATGCTGGTATTCATACTCACAGGGAAATGAGAGTCTATTCTTTTGATCCTAGTCTATCCCTTGTCTATGGTTCCCTATGTTCCCTAGTAGGTTAGCTAATAAGGGTATGACGGCGAATCCTTGCCAGTGCATACACCATAGTCTTACCGCTAGACGCGTCGCTATTCCCTACACCATGGGAAAGCTCAACAATTCCGCTGAATTGATCCATAAGCAAACCGCTGGCAGCTTGCCGGCCAATCATCAAAAATCGTGATGGTTCAAGTCTGTTTACTCTGTAAAGAATGTGAGAGAATTTCTACCAGTTCCAAGGGGAACACAACAACAAACAAGGGGAACAAAATGCAAGCTCTTACACTAGTCACCATATCAGTCGCCAT